CGGGTGGGCATCACCGGTGACAACGAAATCGACACTGCTTCAGGCAATCTAACCATTGACTCAGCAGGTGGCACTGTCACTGTAGACGACAATTTGATTGTGTCAGGCAACTTGACAGTCAACGGAACATCATCCACCATCAACACAACCAACACATTCATTGAAGACACACTACTTGCTCTTAACAATGGTGTATCAGCAAGTGCAAACACATATGATGCTGGTATCTTAATTAACAGAGGTACAGGTACAGACTCATCAACAATCAACGTGGCGATGATCTGGGACGAATCAGCGAATCAGTTTGCAATGATTGAGACCACCGAGGACGGCACCACAGCAGGTGACATAAACATCACAAGATATGCCAACTTGCAGGTCGACAGATTAACTGGTACAGCCACCCAGGCTCAGTATGCTGACTTGGCAGAGATGTACTCAGCAGATGCTGATTATGAGCCAGGCACAGTGATGATATTTGGTGGCGACAAAGAAATCACGCAGAGCACAATCACACACGACTCCAGAACAGCAGGGGTTGTTTCAACTGATCCGGCACACTTGATGAATGCCACACTAGAAAATGGCACAGCGATAGCTCTACAAGGAAGAGTGCCTTGCAAAGTCAAGGGTATAGTGAGAAAGGGTGATTTGATCACCACATCAAATATACCAGGAGTTGGCACAAAGATGAACAAAGACCTCTATGAGATAGGTTGCGTGATAGGAAAAGCACTAGAGGATCACAACAGTGCAGAGCAAGGCGTGATCGAAGTTGTGGTCGGCAGAGTCTAAACTATTAGATCTAATATAGTTTGTAATTTATTTTTTATCGATTTATTTTGCAGTGTTTTTTTCACACCATCGTGCAAGGGCAATGGCCAAGCATTGATTGAAACCCAAGCATATCCTGAGTGTTCTGTATTTAATTTGGGTGTAAATTCCTGTTCTACTACACACACAAAGGTGTGGAATTTGAAACGTGTGTCTTTGCTCACAAAAAGTTCTAACGGTATGGTTTTTTGTATCACAGGTTGATGGCCAACTTCTTCGACTATTTCTCGCTGTAGGCCCTGCCACGGACTTTCTGTGTCTATGGATCTTCCTCCGACTATCCCCCAGGTGCCTTTCTGTTTCTTTTGCCTGTTGAGAAAAAGGAACCGCTTGGTGGTTTTAGAATAGAACAAGCATCCAGAACAAATTATATCGCCCATACAGTATTTTATGATTTAAAAAATTATAGACCAAGTTCCTGGATCATAAAAACCTTCATAAGATTTTACCCAGTAACCATTTGTACCAGTCCATTTGTACTGTACACCTGTGGTTAAATTTGTAACATATTGCACAGTGGTGTATGTTGAATCCACAGTAGAATCGTCTAGGTTTGCATCAAATCTTTTGACCCACACACCCGATTCTTTTTCGATGATATCGTTAGCAGATGCCACCACACCGCCCCATGCTCCTTGATTGTCAGCATCGTTGGCTCCGCCTATGTCCTCAGTGATTAGATATCTTGTGCCATTGGCAGACGAGGAAGGATCAAATGTCAGTGGATTTATAACGGCATCTACTGCATCAAGTGTGTTAGTTGGTACCGAATCAGAATCCACTGAAAACAACAATTGATGTTCATCCAGTGGATCTAAAGATACTGTACCTGTTACATTTACAATAATGTCATCTCCGTTCACTGTCTTAGCAGATTGTTGTAGTTGTATCTGAGACAAGCCATTGCGGAAAGTTTTGGAGTACAGTGATTCTAATTTCAACCAATTTATTTTTTCGCCATACTGTGATTGGCTTTCAAACACTTTGTTTGCTGTGTTACTGCTGTGTGTGGTATTGTCTTTGGCTGTGCTTCCAAGCAGTGTCATTTTATTACCTAACAGCAGTAATCCATACTGTCCAGGTGTTAGCAATTGCCTTGAAATCAAAGATTCTCCAAGGATGCCATCTGTGTCTACAGCACCCGAATCCTCATCATAGATGCTCATAATAATTTTTTCTATAACTCCTAACTTCTTAAGTTTAGCCGGAGGCGATAACCATATCGGTGTTTGGAATGTCAATGACGCAACGTCTATCTCATCCGCTATACCCTGCGGAATAGCACGTGATGTATAACTTATGTTGGTTAGTTCTACGAAACTCAACGACGTCCAATCTAGGAAATTATCTGTGGTTTGAAGTTCTAATGCCGGATTGAACAACACCAATATTTGTTCCAGTATCTGTAACTTTTGTTCAGTGTTTGTGGTAAAGATATCTGCTTTGAATTCTAATTGGAAAGGTGTTGGCATAATTCTTTCGATGGTGTGTGACTGCCCTGGTGCGGATGTGTACTGCTGTGTGACATCATCGAATGCTCTTTCTCTGATATGTTTTTTGTCCACGTGATATGGATTTTGCATTCTATCTCTGTCGTAACTCAACGTCTGGATGTAACAGGATATCTGTGGTGCTGATATGAGAGAGTTTTCAGACCCTTTCTTGATGATCTGTGCCACTTGCCTTGACATATCACCATACTTGACCGGCACTTGCAGTGTTTCTGCAACACCTTTGGAATTTTTACCTGTGATATAAGAAAAATTACTCATCATACGTATAAACTGTACAATATATCTTCTTATCTGTGCATCATAGAAATGTTGCATTAATTATCCGCCTGTGGTTTCAATAACTTGCTGAGTGCAACTCTTTCCGGAGTTGTTGATGAACCATCTTTGAGTGTCGTTGAATTAGTGTTATTGATAAATCCAGTTTTTTGAGTGTTCCTTGTATCTGTTTGTGACATTGTCACTCTCACATCATCTTCTATCTTCACGAATCTTCTCCCATCGTATCTAAACAATCTGTTTGGTTTGTAGTCTGTTCTCAGCCAATACATACCTTCGACAGGTTCTGCTGGAAATGATGTGCCGGCACCATATGTTTCTCCGTTGGCCGGAATGGCATCACCAGTGAGGTAACCTTCAACATAGCCGTTGGCCTGTGGAGTGTCATAGACTCTATCAACATTGATATGACCTGTGTCAGTTTTCATATCATCGTCTACAGTTACAAGTGCTACCTTGCCTTCTTCGTCGGTTGGCATCACGTGAAGTTGTTTGGTGTTGTAACCTGATTCGGGTGCATCTGCCTCCGCCTGATCAATAATGGCTTGGTTGATTTCTAAATCAGTGTCTCTTGTTTTTTGCTGAGTGTTCTCATCCTTGTCACCAATAATATCTCTGTATTCCTGAGTATCTTCTATGCCTTTGACCCTAACTCTAAGTAGGTGTGGCCACCAAGTCTGTGAAAATCCTTCTGACGCTCTGTTTACGTCCTGTACCACATAATATCTCTTCATTGCTTCTGAATCAGTTTCATTCAATGAATGATCATCTTTTAGATGTGGCAATTCGATCACATCACCGGCCATAATTTTTCTACCCAACATATCAACTGTGTCGTTTAAATGGAAAACCATAAACAGTTGATCATTCTGTAGGAACAATCCAAACTGTGAAAGATCGAAATCGATGTCCTGAACGTTGTAGATTACTCTGCCTTTGTACACATTCTCGTCATACTTGCGATCTCTGTTTTCAAGGAACAATAAATCCTGGATGGATGTCTCTGTGATCACATCTCTGTTGGGTTGAGTTGCGTCATTGGTCTCGCCCTGATCAACAGGACCTATGTACTTGTGGATGTATGCATCTGTGCCACCAACCTGGAAGCGTTCAGATATATTGCGATCCATAAAGTAATAGTCATTACCTTTTTCGGGTTTATAGAGAGATAATCTAGGCATTTTAAGTATTTATGGCGAATAAATACTGTATATGGTAGATACTACAAACACCACTATTTCTGACCAAGACACACTGGTAGCAAAACAAGAAATCTTTGATTACGTTAAAACTAGACTTGGTGATGGAATGATCGAAGTTGAATTGGATGCCAAACACTACGAAATGGCATTTACTTCTGCTTTAGATAAATTCCGCCAAAGATCATCAAATTCAGTGGAAGAATCATACGGCTTTCTTGAACTACAATCAGAGGTGTCAGTGTACACACTGCCGTCAGAAGTGATCAGGGTGAATCAGATCTATAGAAGAACAGTGGGTGGCGCCTCATCATCAGAAGGAGGCACAAACTTTGATCCATTTGAATTGGCCTACACCAATGTGTATCTTCTACAAACAGGTAGAATCGGTGGACTTGCAACATATAATATGTTTGCTGGTTATCAGGAATTGGTTGCAAGGATGTTCGGAGGATTTGTGAACTTTCATTTTGATCAACCAACACGCAAACTCACAATCCACAGAAGACAGCGATCCAAGGAAACTGTGTTGATCGGTCAGAGCAATTATCGTCCGGACTTTATACTACTGCAAGACATCTATGCAAAACCATGGATCAGAGAATACACACTTGCTGTTGCCAAATTTACTTTGGGAGAAGCGAGATCAAAATTTGCCACGATAGCTGGTCCACAGGGCGGTGGTTCACTCAACGGCGATGCCCTCAAGAATGAAGCCACACAGGAAATGCAAAAATTAGAACAAGAGATAGGCAATTACTCCGAAGGCGGTACACCTATTTCATTTGTGATAGGATAAGACAATGGCGGCCAATGGTATATCAACACTAGCAACCAAACAACTAAAGCAAGAAGCCAAATTAGATATTGCAGAAGCAAAGCGTCAAGGTAAGACTGTGGCAGATGATGGAACAATCACAGGCAGTGTTGATGCTACCAAACCCTATTACAGATCACTTAATACTTTAAACATCAATTTGTTACCAACCAAATATTCAGGAAACACAGTTTCAGATAATGCAAATGTAGGTGGACTACAACCTGGAAGGCCATGGGAGTAATAAATGGGAGTAAAGAATCCAAACTCAACTGATTACATTCACTCAGATGAACCAAATACCTATAACATACACAAAGCCTTAGATTACAATCAGGCCGGTCAACCTATTGTGAGAACCAGTGGTTCTAGTTACGACTGGAGCATCAATATCAGTGCTGGTGCAGTTGATGGTGTTGGTTACATTGAAAAATTTGGTATGAATATTGATGTGGATTCAAACAAAGAAACCATATGGGACGGTGGGGGCATATATTCTTATATTGCTTCACCTGAAACTGTGGCAATCACCAGTAGCAGTGGTGCAGATTCAGCCGCAGGCACAGGCGCAAGAACTGTTGAGATCCAGGGATTAAATTCTGCATACGAAGTTGTGACAGAAACACTCACAGTGGGCGGTTCAGCAGGCACTGAAACATTTGTCAGAGTGTTCAGAGCCAAAGTGATCACAGCAGGCACCAGCGGTCTCAATGAAGGCACAATCAGTGTCACCAGTCAAAGCACCAGCACAGTGTTAGCTCAGATTGGTGTTGATGGCACAGGATCCAATGCGGCAGGTAGAGGTCAGACATTTATGTGTTTGTACACAGTGCCAGCAGGAAAAACAGCATATTTGACACAGTGGACAGTGGGTGCAGGCAAACAGAACACAGATGCTGTGGCTTTTATACTGGCTAGACCGTTTGACGGCAACGGTGCTTGG